GGCGGCACGGACGCGGGCACCTATACGTTCCCGACGGGCGCGCTGATTGATGCGGCTTTCCCCAGCGTTGCGGTCAATACGAGCTTTGACGTTAGCTTTATCAATATTGGCGACAATGCTGCTAATGACGTGACGTTTGGTGCGGGCACGGGCAATACGATTGTCGGTAGCGCTGTCCTGATCGACAACGCCACAACGACTAACCCGTCTTCAGCTATCTTCCGTTTCCGCAAAACGGGAACGGCGGCGTATTCGATCTATCGCATCGCTTAACATTAGGAGAAGGTAATGCCTAACACTAAACCTGTCGGTGTTGCCTTCTCTGATCCTGAGCTTGTGGCGGGCACGACCATTACTGGCGCAACCATCACAAGCCCCACGATCAGTGGAGGCTCTATCTCCGGCGCTACTTCCGTTTCTGCGACGGATATTACGACGACCGGCGGACTTTATCTAAAGTCTGCTACGGTTGCTGCGGCTGGTAGCACGCAGGCCAATGCAGCGGCTGTCTCTGACGGTTTTACGCTGGTTTCGGCGGCTGACGGCACCAAAGGCGTCGTTCTTCCGGCGGCTGTCGCCGGCCGCACGGTCATTCTGAAGAACAACGCTAATGCAGTTCTAAAGGTTTGGCCGGCGTCGGGCGACGCGGTTAACGCCATTGCGGCGGATTCTAACTACGTTCTCGCGGCGTATACGTCTTCCTTGCTGGTCGCGTATGATTCGACGACGTGGTATTCTGTCCCGCTTCTGGCGTCTTAATTCAATTCTACGGGCGGGCTACGGCCCGCCTGGCCCTTACCATAGGTGTAAAATGGCAATGATTTATTTGCGCCATGACGTGCATGGCGTTAAGATCGCTACGCTGGAATTAGAAGCGGAAGCCGACGAAGAGAACGGCTGGGAAAGGTTCGATCCGAATGACGACAGCGGGCGATCAGATCAACGGGGCGCTGAGACTACTGGGCGTCCTCGCAGAGGGCGAAACGCCTTCAGCCGAGACATCGCAGGACGCGCTGACGGCCCTGAATCAGATGATCGACTCGTGGAACACGGAGCGCCTAGCGGTCTTTTCAACGCAGGATCAAGTCTTTCTGTGGCCCCCCGGAGAGCTTAACCGGACGCTTGGCCCGACTGGCAATTTTGTCGGCAATCGACCCGTTCTGTTGGACGATGCGACTTATTTTCGAGACCCGCAGACCAATGTGTCTTATGGCATAAAGTTCATTAATCAGCAGCAGTATGACGGCATTGCCGTTAAAACTGTCACATCGACATACCCGCAGGTCATATTCGTTAATATGACCTACCCAGACATTGATATGTATATCTATCCAAAGCCGCTGCGGCTTTTGGAATGGCATTTTATTTCGGTTGAGGAACTTACGCAACCTGCCGATCTGGCGACGCCGCTCACTTTTCCGCCGGGATATTTACGCGCGTTTCGCTATAATCTGGCCTGCGAAATTGCGCCGGAGTTTGGTATTGAGCCTTCGCCGCAGGTGCAGCGCATTGCGATGTATAGCAAGCGTAACCTAAAACGCATCAATAATCCTGATGACATTATGGCGCTGCCTTACAGCATTGTTGGCACGCGTCAGCGTTACAATATTTACGCGGGCAACTACTGATGCACACGCCTATTCTTGGCAGTAGTTATGTAACCCGTAGCCCTAATGCGGCCGACAGCCGCATGGTCAACTTATATCCTGAAATCATACCAGAAGCCGGTAAAGAGCCGGCGTGGCTTCAGCGCGCACCGGGTCTTCGGCTGTTAACTACATTCCCGACCGGCCCTATTCGCGGTATGTGGCAATATGGCGATTATGGATATGTCGTTGCCGGGACAAAATTATACCGGCTCGATACAGATTGGTCGTATCATGAATTAGGCGATGTTCTTGGGTCAGGCCCAGTGAATATGTCCGATAACGGCACGCAAATGTTTATTGCGGCCGGCGCTAACGGATATATTTATAATAACACTGACTTGGTGTTGGCTTGTAACACAACTTCAGGTAGCCCAAACATTACGACTGCGGATACGTCATTACTTTGGGTTGGTCTTCCCGTATCGGGCGACGGAATACCTGTAGGCGCGACAATCTCTAGCATAACAAATAGCACGACATTTGTTATATCCGCTAACGCTACAGCTACAGCTACCGGCGTTGATATAACAATATCTCCGTTATTTAGCCAAATAACGGACTCAGATTTTCCGGGGGCTGTTGGCGTCGGGTTTCTTGACGGCTATTTTGTTTTTAACGAACCTAATAGCCAACGGTTTTGGATCACGGCGGCGTATAATGGCTTGAGTATCGACGCGCTTGACTTTGCCAGCGCTGAAGGTTCTCCCGATAATCTTGTGACGCTTATTGTCGATCATCGCGAGGTTTGGCTATTTGGCATTAATACGGTCGAAGTCTGGTATAATGCTGGATTGCCAGATTTTCCGCTTGCGCGTATCCAAGGCGCGTTTAATGAAATTGGCTGCATCGCCGCGTATTCTGTCGCCAAACTTGACAACGGGCTGTTTTGGTTGGGGCGCGACGCTCGCGGTAACGGCATCGTTTATCGCTCGAAAGGCTATTCTGGCGAACGCATATCAACGCACGCCGTCGAATGGCAGATTCAACAGTACACGACGCTTTCGGACGCTGTGGCATATACCTATCAGCAGGACGGCCATAGCTTTTACGTGATAAATTTTCCGACCGCTAACACGACTTGGGTCTATGACGTAGCTACGGGCGTTTGGCATGAACGCGCCGGCTGGGAAAATAACAATTTTACGCGCCAGCGCGGCAACTGCCAGATGAATTATAATAACGAGATTATTATTGGGGATTATGTTGCCGGCGGCGTGTATGCGTATGACAATAATGTCTATTCAGAAGCCGGGTCTATACAAAAATGGTTGCGGTCGTGGCGCGCGCTTCCGACAGGACAAAACGATCTAAAGCGAACTGCGCAACATAGCCTTCAACTTGACTGTGAGACAGGTGTCGGTTTAACCGGCGACGACTATCTATACTTAGATGGTTATTATTTAACGACTGAAGACGGCGATAAACTTCTCACCGAAAACGACGAATACATAATTTGCAATGGCGCTATTCTTCCTGGCGTTAATCCTCAAGTCATGTTGCGCTGGTCTGACGACGGCGGTCACACATGGTCTAATGAGCATTGGAGGTCCATGGGCCGTATTGGCCAATATGGCTATCGCACAATTTGGCGTCGGCTTGGTATGACGCTTAAATTACGCGACCGCGTGTATGAAATTTCAGGCACGGAACCGGTCAAGATTGCGATTATGGGCGCTGAACTCATATTGGACCCGACTAATGCTTAAAAATGTCACCCTTATACCCGCTGCGCGTGTCCCTCTTTTGGACATAGCGACACAACTTATGCGCCGCGAATGGTATAGGTTTTTATATAATATCTTTGCATTGCTTGGCAGCGGCTCTTTACGTTACGGTTGTTTTTTTGATACGACCGATCAATCCGCCGCGCTTGTTAATACGCCATACGCCATAACCTTTAACACAACAAGTTTGTCCGAGGGCGTCTTTCTTGGCTCGCCTACGTCGCGCATTTATGTTGATCGTCCCGGCGCGTATAATTTTCAATTTTCATTGGAGTTGAGTAGCACTAACGCTACAGCTAAAATAATTTATATTTGGGCGCGGATTAATGGCGTCGATGTTGATAACTCAGCCACTAAAATAACGCTGCAAGGCTCAAGCGCGCATTATGTGGCTGCATGGAACTTTGTGCTTAGATTAAACACCGGTGATTATTTTGAGCTTATGTGGGCGACAGACAATACGAACGTGCAAATTCTGGCTGATCCAGCAACCGCATTTTGCCCCGCTATTCCTTCGGTCATTATGACTGTATCGTGCAACATAGGTGAATAATGGCCGTTCTCACTCCCGCCGCTAAAGCACAATTCGTAGACGCCAATGGCGTGCCGCTGGCCGGTGGCAAAGTATATACCTACGCGGCGGGCACAACTACGCCGCAAGCGACCTATACGGACAATACTGGCGCAACGTCTAACACTAATCCGATCATTTTAGATTCGCGCGGCGAAGCTAATATATGGCTAGGTGAATCCGCGTATAAATTTATCCTTACGGATGAAAATGACGTAGAACAATGGTCTGTAGACTATATTGTCGCGCCGACTACATCACTGTCACCGGTTTTGTCCGGTAATGTCACGATCTCAACAAACTCATCTGGCCCCGCGCTAAAAATTACGCAGACGGGCACGGGCCCAGTTATGCTCGTGCAGGATAGCGCTGATCCCGACACGACGCCATTCATCATTACTTCGACCGGATTTGTAGGCATTTCTACGATTAATCCTACGGCAAATCTTGACGTTGAAGGAGAAATACAAGTTTCTTCGGATGGTTTTGCGCGCACACAATTATATGCGACTGCCACTGATTCCACCGTAAACGTGCTTGGCAATCGCAATCTTGTGTTGCGCACAAACAATAATACACGCGCAACTATATCCGGCGCTGGCGCGACGACACTAGGCGGTTCGCTGACCGTATCATCGGGCGGCGCGGCCATTACAGGTAACAGCACGGTCACAGGCACGCTTGGCGTATCATCCAAACTAACAGTATCGTCAGGCGGCGCGGCCGTAACCGGTAACGTAACGATGGCCAATAATTTGGACGTTACAGGGACCGTTAGCGCAACAAGCTATTCAGGTGCGTGGGCTAATATTCCAGCCGGGACGGTCATGTTATTTGTGCAGACTACCGCACCGACAGGTTGGACCAAATCAACTGCGCACGATAATAAGGCGCTTCGTGTCGTGTCGGGCGCGGCGTCGTCGGGCGGTAGCGTCGCGTTTACAACGGCGTTTGCATCTCAGGCTGTCACTGGCACGGTCGCCAGCTACAAGTTGACGATAGCCGATATTCCGTCGCATAACCACAGCGCGACTAGCTCCAGCACTAGCTCTAGCTCCAGTTCTGTGTCTGATCCGGGTCACACGCACACATACACAACGCCGGGCAGTAATCAGAACGGCGGTGCGCCCGGCTCGTCATATACTTTTGCATCTAATGCAGGCACTACAAATACAGGCGGCACCGGCACAGGCATCACGGTGTCAACAACGACATCCACCTCTACATCCACCTCTATCGGCAACACGGGCGGCGACGGCGGTCACGCGCATGGTTTTTCCGCGCCTAACATCAATCTCGCTGTTCAGTATGTAGACGTAATCATAGCGACGAAGAACTGACATGGAATTAAAGAACGGATCGTTTTGTCCTCTGATTAAAAAAGACTGCGTGCAGCTTAAATGCGCGTGGTTTACGCTT